TCAATCTTAATACTTTCATAACTAAAGTCAACCTTTAATTCTTTTAAGTAGTCAGATATTTTTATTTCAAGGCCACTACGGTATCCATACTTTCTTGCAGCCTTGAATTGTTTGTAATTATTCACGGTATTCTTCCTTTAACTCTATGTATTGAACTAACTTAGGAAACTTAGCTTGCGATTTTACTTGTGTTCTTTCAATTAAGTTAGGCCAACAAGACTTTTTAAAGTCACAGAAAGTGCAACTTTTATTTAATACCATATTACCTGTTTCTACCTTTCTAAAGGTTTCTACTTCAGGTTCAAAACATCTTTCAAATTTATTTTCATTAACCGTATCAATAGTCTTTTTGATTTTGTCTACTTCTTCTTTTACATCCATACCTGTAGCAGGTACATACTTAAATTTACCATTGCCTTTGTTAACTACCCACCAACCACCTGCACGTTTACCTGACGCTTTAGCATAACCAGCTAACTGAGCTATGTATCCAAATCCATCACCGCTGGCAAGAGTTCCATAGGAGTCAAATTTGTTTCTATATGACCAGTCGGAAGCTGATTTAATATCATCGACAGCATCGTTAATGACAATATCATATGAGCCATTAACAGTAGTGTCCCCACAATCAAGGTTAACCGTTTCAGTATCTTCATATTCAACTCCTGCTTCTTTTAGTAGTCCCTTGAAGACAGCTTCAACGATGTCTCCAAGCATCATGTTCATAACAAAATTAGTAGATTTAGGCTGCGCTGTTTCTGGTTTATTTTTTTCAAACCATAGCTGACAAGTAGGTCTTCCTACATTTGACATACGCAGCCTAAACTTACGTGGCTCCTTCTTGCCGAACTGCCTCCGCAGAGAAGCCATAATGTCATTACCTATCTGTTGTACTACTTCCTCAGACATTGTTGATTTATTATTAGCTGCGCTGGTCATATACCTATGCAACGCTAGTTCAGCAGGATGGTTCATTATATATCTTCTCCTTCCATGTCAATGTCGATAAATTCCTCGACTGTTTGTTTTTCTTCTTCTGGCATTTCTTCTTGTCTTTTTGTGTTATTAGTATCCCAATCTTTACAGATCATATCGTTATTGTTCTTAACCCAATCTGTAAACTCTTCAATTATAGCATCATCTTCTTTAGTAACATTATATACAACAGACATATCAGCCTTACATACAGGTGTAAAGTAACTACTATTGTTATCCATCTGATGCTCTAGGGATGGAGAGAACTTAATTGCATGTTGAATTGGAAGTCTATCCCGCCTAACAATAATACCTAACTGTTCACCTACTAACTTAAATGCTTGGTTATTATCTATTTCCCATAAAAATGGTGTAACTACTTCATCAATAGGTTTACCTGTATCATCAGTAGGATTCTCCATTGTAACAACACCAAATACAGCACGAACTCTTTTTATTTCTCGTATCAATTGTTGCATTTCAGATGGTAATGCATGAAAATCCTCTATCCATCCAGACGGTTTTCCACAATTAAATCTACCTGTATTATCTTTAAGGTCCATTTTTAAAGTCTCAGCCATAATAGTACGTTGCATACTACCTTTTGATTCATTTGGTTTAGCTGATTTGTTTGCTACAAACCTTCGTAAATTAAACCTCTGCATAAAGACACGAATACTTATAGTTTTACTATATATAAAGTTAGAGTTCCCACCATCAATAACCTCTAACCTGAAGTTACCAGCGTCTATAACTTCAACATTAGTCATTTTACCATTGACCTCTGCTTGACCCATTATAGGGTAATGCCAGAGCCTTAAACGGTTAAGAGTGCTAGTCTTTTTCTTTAACTGAGCGTCATCAGTCATTCCCATCATCTTTATCATAGCTGCTATGTTATCAGTATTAATTGTTACAATATCATTCATTATTTACTTACTCCTTTTATTTTCAAATAGGACATGGTTATATCACATTATGTCCTTAGTGTCAAGCCAATTTGGGCCTATTTTAGCTTCTAAAAGTAATGGCACATTTAAGTCAATTTTAAATGTATTATTAACTATACTAGTCAAAGCGTTATTAGTTTTATCAATAATACTGATAACATCTTGTTCCTCTTCAGGGTGAATATCAATAACTATTGAGTCGTGAACTGTGTTTACTATACAACTTTTCATACTATAAAGCAAGTCATCTATGTATAATAATGTTAAAGGAACTATATCGGCAGTAGCAAAACCTTGTACAGGATAATTTTTTATTTGTGTAAAATAACTAACAGTTCCTTTAATCTTACGTACAACATTAGGAAATGCGTATTCTCTTCCTGATGGTGCTGTTATCTTTCCTGTATCTAAAGCCTCTTTAGCCAATCTGGAATGCCAAGCGGCGATCCCTTTGTATTTTTTGATAAAGTGTTCGTAGTAGGCTGCTTCGGCTTTTGTTCTTCCATAGCCCGTAGCTCCGTAGAGTGGAGCGAACGTATGCGCTTTCGCATCCTGTCTGCTCGTAGGCTGACCAGCATCACTAATAACTTTAGCGGTGTATGCGTGTACATCAAATCCAGTAGATACTTCTTCAAGGGCAACTCCATCTTGTGATAAATATGCGGCAGTGCGAAACTCTAACTGTGCAAAGTCAGCTTCCATTATCTTGCCACCTTCAAATCGTGACACAAATACTCTCTTAACAGGAAACGTGCCGCCACGTGGCATGTTCTGCATATTAGGATCTGCACCAGAAAAACGACCTGTAGCTGTACGATGTTGTAACAACCTTACGTGCAACTTACCATCTGGTTTAGTAAATGTTTTTATCCCATCAACAAAAGATGAAAGATATGTATCTAAGGCACTAAGTCTTTTTACCTTATGTAAGAAACTCATAGCATCATCCATACCCTTTTGCCTAGCAAAGCCTTCTAGTATTTCAAGATTACCTTTACTTGTAGTAAAACCGTGTGCGCTAATCCATTTAGCATCAGGTGCAGAGAATCTAAGACCTGCTAATTCATTTGTACTTATAAACATATAGCCAATACCATTACACTCACCACAGTTACTAGCTTTAGCCCATTTAGCTCCATCCTTCTTTGTTCTATAATACTTACCATTACCAAAGCAATTCTTACATTGTTTTGCTTTTGTTTTATATACTAAGTCAGAGTGTATTTTAACTGTATCCTTATATCTATCTTTACCCATGTAAGGGTCAAAATAGTTTTGCCACATAGTTTTATCTTGTGGTTTTCTACTATATATAACCTGAGACAATTGCTCTGGACTATTTAAATTAACAGGTGTGTCTCCCATAATTTGTGTAATGTGTTTTTGTAAGTCTTCTGATAGTAGTCGTTTCTCCTTCTCAAAGGTACTACGCACTTCTTCCAAAGCATTTAAATCAACAGTAAACCCTCTCTGATATATACGAGACAAAGCAACAGCAACTCTGTTAGTTAAATTAACAGTGTCCATCAAACCTGAATCAGGTAATGTATTAAGACGGTAATACAATTTATCAGATAACTGTTGAGTAGCTTTTAAATCTGCTGATAGATATTCTGTTAGTTCATTGTATGGTATATCTCGTGTAGTAACACCCTGTTTAAAGTAAGCCTTTAGTGTGTCTTGCTTCTTTGTTTCTAAGTCATATCGGTTAGCACACATCTCTAAAGAGAGTGGTTCTTTTTGTCCTCTTTGTAAAACATACTCTACCAGCATAGTATCAAATACAGGCCCGTCATATTTAAATCCTGACTCCCATAGCCATAATAAGTCGTGAGCAGCGTTGTGGCATATAAGCACAGTAGCTTGGTCAAGATACCATTGAACACGGTCATGGTAATCTTCTTGACTAGGTTCATCTGCATGGTCAAATGGATAGTGATGCTCAACACCTTGGTCAGTTAATACACCCACCATAGTAAGTGAATTTTCTGGCTCAAAGGGGTCAAGGTGTAACTTACCATCTCTAGTTACTGTTGTGTTTTCTACATCAAGTGTTAGTTTCATCTATTTTCTCCTCATGTTCTTCTAGGTATAACACAGCTTTCCTTACCCTGTCAAGACTATCAGAGAAAGCACCTAATGCTGTATTACAATGATGGCATAGCCACCCTCTAAATGTTTCACTTTCATGACAATGATCTAATACCCAATTTTGTAATCTTTTCTGCCCCTTACTGCCTATCTCGTCAATATTCCTTGTACATATAGGGCAGCAATAATCTTTATCGGGGTAAGGATGTTTTGCCTTTAGCTCTTTAACTAGTCTTGATTGATTACGAGAACAGGTACGACATTTTCTTTTAATCTCACCCGATTGCATATGTTGAAATTGATCTACAGGCTGTCTTTCCCCACAGTTATTGCAGACTAATCCGTCAATCACTTCTTCCTTAGTGAGAGTAAACAGTTCCCCTTGCATTACGCTGTATACCTTCCTGTGTGGTAATCTAACTCACAGGTAACTACCCCATGCCAACCAGACAACTTGTTCTTTACTACATTTAAGTGACGTTGTAAGTCTTCTACATTGGGATCATCTTCTTGCTTCATAGGATTTTTAGCAATTAGTAGCATAAGGTCAGCTTCAGCAGCCTTACCTGTACGTGAGCCTTCCATCATAGATTGATTAAGTAGTACCTTACCTTCTGCCTCTGCACTAAGCTGAGACATATAAAATACTGCACACTCATGCTGTTTAGCTATTTGCCTAGCATATATAGCGTTGGCTTTAAGTGCCTCATCTGGTCTGGCAAACCCACCAGTACGAGCAAACTTATCTCCCATGTCCAAAAGAACTAGATCAGGCTTATAGGATTTACATACAGATTCAACCCAAGACATATCACGACCTGTTGCATCTTTTATCTTTATCCTTTCTTTAACAGGAGCATATAAATCTCTTGCCTTTGAAGGGTTAGCCTTTATCTGCTTCATAGTCATACCTGTTGCAGCAGTTAGATACCTAGCACCTACACGATGGCTACCCTCTTCATTACATAAAATAACACAGTTAGCACCTTGAGATGCAAAACCGCCCGGACTAGCAATAAGACTAGCGTGGAAAGATGTCTTACCTGTATTAGGTCTAGCACCTATCTCAATCAAATGCCCAGCATTGATACCTTCAATCTGCCTTGTAAGGCTAGGAACATTGAATGTCCACCTTGCTTCCAAGTCATTCTTATTTAATAACGTATCAATTTCTATGTCATCCCACTCCACGTTTAAATCAGGCGTAAAGTCATCGTTGTATTGCTCTAATAGTAGTCTCAGTGGCTCTAGGCTTGTCTCTGATCCATTAACATAGTCAAACCCTAGCTCTGCTATATCTGTACCAACTACTTGTTGAAACAGCTTTGACAATACTTCTTGTGCCACATCAGAACCCATAGGCTGTTCTTTCTTTATCTGCTTAAACAATACGAGATAGGCTTGCTTTTGTGCCGTAGTCATAGATGGATTACTTGATACAAATAATGCCTCAATCTCATCTGGTGTAACAGTACGCTCGTAGCGATCCATAGCACTATCTATGGCCTTCTTTATCTTAC